GCGTACTGCCGCGTGCCGTCGGGCCCGCTCACGGGCAAGCCGATCCGGCTGCACGCCTTCCAACGGACCCAGCTCGAGGCGATGCTCGCCGACGGCGTGCGCGTCGGCGGTCTCCAGATCCCGAGGGGTAACGCCAAGTCGACGTTGTGGGCGGCGGTCGCGCTGTGGGCCTTGTGCGACGATCCCGACGCGCCGCAGGTTCCGCTCGTCGGCTTCAATGGGCTGTCGGTCCAGACCACGTTGTGGCGGCCGATTCAGCGCATGGTCGCGCTGCACCCCGAGCTCGGCGATCGCGTGCGCGTGTTCAAGTCGTCGGCCGACCGCCGGGCGCTGTGCGCGTGGAACGGCGGCGAGCTGTTGCCGATGCCCGCGCACGTCGATCGGCTCCAGGGCCTCAACCCGACGGTCGCCCTCGTCGACGAGGCGCAGACCGTGCCGCCCGAGGTCTGGTCGGCGCTCGTGCTCGGCGCGGGCAAGCGCGACCGTTCGCTCGTGCTCGCCATCGGCACGCCCGCGCCCGGCGGCCACGACTCGGCGCTGGCGGGCCTGCGCGCCCAAGCGCTCGGCGGCGCCAACGTCGCCTGGCTCGAGCACGCCGCCGCCGCGGGCTGCCGGATCGACGACCGGGAGGCGTGGCGGCAAGCGAATCCCGGCATCGCCGCCGGGCTGTTGCGCGAGGATCAGCTCGAAGCCGAGCTGCGGCTCGTGTCCGAGGCCGAGTTCCGTTCGTACCGCCTCGGGCAATGGGTCGACGCCGTCGTGAGCGACTGGTTGCCGTCGGGAGCGTGGGAGGCGTGCCCGACGGTCGGCCGCCCGGTCGACGGCGCCGAGGTCGTGCTCGCCCTCGCGGGCACGTGGTCGTCGTCGGTCGCCGTCGTCGGCTCGACGACCGACGGCGAGCTGTTCGTCGTCGCCGCCGCCGACGCCGCGACCGACGACGAGCTCGCTGACGTGTTCGCCGCCGCCGCCAAGCGCTGGAACGTGGTCGAGGTCGTCGTCGCGCCTCGGCAACGGTCGGGCCTGATCCCGCGCCTCGTCGACGCCGGGCTCGCCGTCGAGGTCTGGCCGAACCGCGTCGACATCGAGGTGACGTCGGCGACGGAATGGCGCCGGGCGATCGTCGAGGGCCGCGTCGCTCACGACCATCATCCGCCCGTGCGGCGCGTATGGCCTGGTGGCGCTCGCTCGACGTCGGAGCCCGCCTCGAAGCGCCGGGCGTGTTCTAGTGGAGGTCGAATGGTCCCAGCCTCGGCTGTTCGCCGTCGAGCAAGAACAGCTGACGAGCGACGACTACTACACGCCCGCCTGGATCTTCGACCGCATGGGCCTGACGTTCGACCTCGACGTGGCATCGCCGCCCGGCGGCGTGCCGTGGATCCCGGCGGCCCGCTACTACACGCAGGCCGACGACGGGCTGACGGCGCCGTGGGAGGGCCGCGTCTGGATGAACCCTCCCTTCTCGGGCCCGACGCCGTGGATCCGGCGCTTCATCGCCCACGGCAACGGCGTCTGCGTCGTGCCGCACGCCAAGAGCGCTTGGCACGTCGAGCTCATGTCGACGGCCGAGGGCATCGTCGTGCCGAGCGGCGGCTACTTCGACTTCGTCGCCACGGGCGAGCTGCGTAACGGCTCGATCTTCATGCCCGTGTTCTTCGCCGCCTTCGGCGCCGAGTGCGTCGAGGCGATCGGCCGCCTCGGGCCCGTGCGGTATCTCGTTGCAAATGCAACGACATGAGCGATGATTGTGCTATGGGCCGTCTATCGCTTGCGCTCCGATCGCTGCGCGGAAACATCCTCACGGCGACCGACGGGCGCGACGTGCTGCTCAATTCGCCCGACGGCTGGGAGGTCGAGCAGCCGTGGCTCTGGTGGCTCGGCCCGGCGGGCAGCAACGGATCCGGCGGCCCGTGGGGTAACCCGATCCCTGGCGCGAACAGCGGCACGGGCTACGGCTCGATCCCGGCGGTCGCGCGGGCGACGGGCCTGATCGTCGACACGATCGGAACGCTGCCGTGGCACGTCTACCGCGGCGACACCGAGAAGCTGACCACGCCCGCCTGGATCGCCGATCCGCAAGCGCTACGCCTCGACGGGCGCGTGGTCGACACGACGCAAGTCGTCGACGTGCGGCTGTCGCACGTCGACTTCTGGTGTGACTGGATCCGTGCGGCGCTGTGGTACGGCGACGGCTTCGCATACGTGCCCGTGCGTGACGAGACCGGCGCGCCCAAGCCGCCGCTGTGGCTCCTCCATCCGCACGACGTCAAGGTGGCCGACGGCGCCTACTGGGTCGCCGACGTTCGCATACCCGCGACGAGCATCATTCACCTGAACGGCCAAGGGCCGATCGTCGACCAGCGCGGCACGGGCGTGCTGACACGCTTCGCCGCCGACCTCGGGCTGGCCCAGTCCATGCGCTCCTACATGGCGGGCGCCTTCACGTCGGGCGTCCCCGCGGGCTACCTCAAGACGTCGGCGCCGAACGTCGGGCAAGAACAAGCCGACGCGTTGAAGGCGCGCTGGATGGCCCAGCACGGCGGCAGCCGCCGGTCGATCGCCGTGCTGAACGCCACGACCGAGTTCCACCCGCTCGAATGGTCGCCCGTCGACACCGAGGCGGCGGCGTTCGCCACGTTGACGCTCGGCCAGATCGAGCTCATGTTCGGGCTGCCCGTGTCCATGCTCGGCGGCCCGGCGGGCAAGTCGCTCGACTACACGACGACCGAGCTACGGATGCTCGAGCTGTTGCAGCTCACGTTGCTGCCGTGGATCGGCCGCGTCGAGGCCGTGCTCGACGCCCAGCTACCACGCGGCACGGATTCACGGATCGAGGTCGGCGGGCTGTTGCGGGCCGACATGAAGACCCAGATGGAGACGCTCGAGATAGGGCTCCGCACGGGCCTGATCACGGTCGACGAAGGCCGCGAGCTGTTGAACCGACCGCCACTACAGAAAGCGAGCGTGCTGGCATGAGCGACGTCGTCCACGTCACCTATTCGGCCCTCGAGCTGCGCGTGCCCGACACGGCCGAGCGCATCGTCGAGGGCATCGTCGTGCCGTGGGGCGAGACCTCGTTCTTGACGCCCGACCCCCGCGGCGAGCGCTTCCGCTCGGGATCGCTGACGCGCACGATCAAGGAGCGCGGCGACCGCGTGAAGCTGTACCGCACGCACGAGCACGCCGTGGCGGTCGGCAAGCCGACCGCGTGGAAGAACACGGACGCTGGGCTGTGGGCCTCGTTCCGCATCGCCGCCACGCCCGCGGGCGACGACGTGCTGCTCGAGGTGCGCGAGGGCATGCTCGACGCGTTCAGCGTCGGCTTCCTGCCCAAGCGCGAGACGCGTGCCGCCGACGGCGCGCGGGAGATCATCGAGGCCCAGCTTCACGAGGTCTCGTTGTGCCCGATCGGCGCCTACGACGGCGCCCGCGTGCTCGCCGTGCGGTCGCCGTCGCGCTTCACGCTGCCCACGTTGCCGCCGATGCCGACGGTCGACTTGGCGCCCGTATCGCTTCCATCGCACTGGCCGAGCTGATACGTTCGGCGAGGTCATTGCAAATGCAATGACATTCGAGGCGCAACCTACTCTCGCCCGCGACATCGGAAACGCTCGGCTGGGCCAGCCGACTCGCCCGTGATGGCGGAACCGCAGCAAGACACGCCGACGCCCTACCCGCGTCCATGTCCCTGGAGGTTTCCCGATGATCACGTACCTGAAGCGCTTGCATGACGAGCGCCTTCGACTCACCGAGCGCATGAAGGAGATCGGCGAACGCGCCGCCGAAGAAGACCGCGACACGACCGAGGCCGAGAAGGCCGAGCTGGGCCGCATCGAGACACGCGTCGCCGAGCTCGATCCCGAGATGCAGCGCTGGAGCGAAGACGCCGAGTCGACGCGGGCCTTCGCCGCGTTGACGTCACGCCTCGACCAGCACCGCGAGAACGGCACGGAACCGCGCCGCCCGTCGACGGCGCTCGAGCAGACCTCGTTCGGCCAGACGGTCGTCGAGTCCGAGCAATTCCGCTCGTACACGGGCCGCGGCCAGTCGGCCGTCGTCGAGCTGACGGACTTCATGCCGCACCAGCAACGGGCGGCGATCATGACGACCGACCTCATGATTCCGAGCTACGTGCTGCCGCCTCGCGTGCAGGACATCACGATTCCGCCGCTGCTCGAGATCATTGACGTCGTCGGCGTCTCGAACGGCGTCGTGGAATGGGTCGAGATCACGGGCGACCCGATGGCCCAGAAGGTCGCCGAAGGTGCGGCCAAGCCCGAGGCGACGCTCGTCTACACGCCGCAATCGGCGCCGCTCGACACGCTGGCGCACTGGGTCCAGATCACCCGCCAAGCGCTCGAAGATGCGACCTACATCAAGAGCGTGATCGAGGGCAAGCTGCGCCGCGGCATCACGCTGGCGATCGCCGACGCCGTCAATGACGCGCTCGTGGCGGCCGCCATTCCGCCCGTGAGCGTGCCCGTCGGCGGCGCGCTGCTCGACGCCATCCGCGTCGGGATCGGCACCGTGCAGTCGAACGGCTACAACCCGAACGCCGTGCTGTTGAACCCCGCCGACTGGGCGGCGCTCGACATGAGCGTGATGGGCTCGACGCTCGGCGGCCCGACGGTCGGCTCGACGTTCTGGGGCCTGACGCCCGTGGCGTCGCGCTGGCAGCCCGTGGGCACGGCGACCGTCGGCGACTTCAAGGCGGGCGTGGTCTGGTTCGACCGCAACGTGTCGAGCGTCTTCATGTCGGATTCGCACGCGGATCTGTTCATCAAGAACACGCTCGTGATCCTCGCCGAGACGCGTGGCAAGGCGGCCGTCGTCGAGCCGCTCGCCCTCGCCGAGTGCGCCGTGTCGCCCGTCGCTGGAACCGCGTCGGCGGCGAAGAAGTAGGGCCGTCGCCGTGCCGTGGTACGACCCCGCCGTGACGCAGACGAACGTGCTCGCCACGCTTCGCCTCGGCCCGACCAGCCCCGACGCCGTGCTTATCGCGGCGAAGATCCC